ATACTGTCAAACCTGTTAAGGAGTAAATATGCAATACATTGTTAAAAAAATCGCCATGTACGGCAACAGCATTGTCGGCAAGTACGACAACCATCAGGCAGCGCTAGACGCTGCCGAACAACTCAAGGCTAACAGTCTTAGCGAGTTCTACATAGAAATCATACCTGTTAGCAAAGATCACAGCATTGTAGGATTAGGAGGCTAACAATGAAAAAAGTCGCAGTGGCATATGACGAGTGCGGTACTGAGATACATATTGAAATGGACGCATCAGAAACGTTACTTACACTTAAAGAAAAGCATCCGCAGTATTGGGTTCGTTGCTACAAAGAAGATCTTGAAGAATGGCAATTATCCGAAGGTGAAGTGAACGACAACTACAACCCACAGGAGGGCTGGTAATGAAATGGCTTGACCTTATCGGTGACATCATTGGAGCAATAGCAGTGTTTGCTGCTCCGTGTATGATATTTTTTATCTTGTGGGCTTTGCAATAATGCTGTAACGTAGTTTTGTGAGACCCGGGGTACCGGGAAGCCGTACTGTTCATTCAGTGCGGCTTTTTTATTATCCAAGTCAAACGTACCAGCGCAGCGATATACTCATTCTTGACGCTTCTCCGTGAGCGTCCTAGCATTTTACCCAGCTTAGTCCATTGTGGACCGCGTTCCCTTCCTACGGCGCTATGTGCAGCTGCCCAAACAATCTTCCTATCGTCCTTCCCCATGCGTAGACCCAAATCTAACGCTGCATCAAGTCGATCTACTTGCAATGCTGTAGGCTGTATGCGTACTTGCTCTACATCAGACCAACCATAGCTTGACCAAGACTGCACGTAATCAGGCCAACTAGCTAGTTTTTGTTTACGAAACACTCCCGGCATAGATCGCTCTGTTTGCGCTGCTTCCATAAACAATTCATTAAAATCCTCAACTGTCATTTTCAATAAGTCTAGCTGCATAATAGTCCTCAACGCTCTGGCAAAACTTTGCTTGCTCCATTGGTGACAATGTAGCTACATGATTTACTGCTTCAATAAAATTCTGCGTTCCTAACCGGGTTCGCAATAACTTCATAACTTTTTCTAATCGAAATGCTAACGGATCTTGTCGCGCTTTCTCGCCAGCTTTTTTGTACGCCGGGTTCATCTTAACAAGTGTTCGTTTCAGTACGTCTTGCTTATAGTTATTAACTATATTGTTATTATAGTTATTTATAGTTACTGCTATATCGTTATTAACTATATTGTTATTAACTTTATAGTTATTATCTCGCCTCGGGAGGCTCGCGTTAGCGTACAGCGGTTTTCTCATATGTCAACCCATTATTTTTATCATGCAAAGCTTGCATCTGTGCGCGCTTCTGTATGTACCAATCACTCAGCTTTTCCCAGCACTCAGGCTTATCAGCTGGATCACAAATCAAATCCCCGGTAGCCAATATAATCCAGCCACCACGATTAACGTCATGCTCACGACCACACGATTTACATTCCACAATAAAACTCTTTCATTTCTCGTTCTTCTGAAGTTTAGTAAAAAGGTATAAAACAATGTTTTTCCTTTACAGGTAAAATATTTCTATTTCGGAGATACAATATTTCTCTGCTTTCAAATCTTTTTTTGCAATCATTAAATTCTTTGTTGCAGCTATCTATAACTTCATTGCAAAAATTTGTTTCAAAATAACTTTTTGTAGTATCAATTTCTAAATGATAACTATTAAAAAATCTTTGCAAAAGATATTTAAATGGGTCTGCATTTAATAAAGATCTTTGTATTTGCGCGGCATCAAAAGCATCATCCATAAGCCACATTTCAATTTCCCATTCAATTTCGTAAGTAAGATCTCTAAGTTTTTCTATTTCATCTTGTAATTTTTTGTAACCAACTGATCCTTTACGCTTTCGTTTTAAAAACCTTTCCAGTTCTTCAATTTTTTCTTCAATAGCGGCGCGTTCATCCCACATATCATCAATAAAAAAACATAGTTCGTTTAAACTTTGTCGTAATTTTTTAGCAAATGTTTCAAACCTATTTGAAATCGCAAATTCTGCCCAGTTATCATTATTGTGAACCTTATTATATTTTGGACGAAATGCTTTTATTAATAAAATTTCTCTAATCTCTGCGCGTAACCTACTATAATGCCACTCAACAAAAACATTTTGTATTTCTTGCTGCCACTTAGACATTTTAAAATGCGTTGACTGCCTAACAGTAACGTCAGAAGCAACGCCAACATAAATTAAATCATTGTTAACATTGTAATGTTTGTATACTGCCGTAGGATTTGTTTCATATAATGCAAAAAACTTTTCTAAGTCTGCTTTTATTTCTGCTTCATCGCGTTCAAAACTATTCATCTTCGATTACCACGTAACGATTGCCATGACATTCGTCACAAGTAACGCGCTTCTCTTGTAAGTAACCACCATGCACGTAATCAACTACAGGCTCTTCAACTAAATAATCGCCCTCACCATCACAGTAAGGGCATTTCTTCATTGGCAATTCAACTTTACGCGTATCGTCAATCACTGTAACTTCTACAGCGCTATCGCCTTTTTCAACTATGTAAGTCACTTTGCTCTCCATTTGATGCAAGCCTTACCCCAGCGAGTTTTACCGCGTTCGCCACTGTCCTCAACTTTATCTTCATTCTGTAGTTCTGACAACCTCGGCTGCACCGAGCCGTATGGTACGTTTAACAATGCAGAAATATCTTCAGTAGATAACGCCTCAGATGTTTTCTCAAGCAACTGATGCACCCGGTCACGTATTGTAAGTTTACCCTCATAATTTGATCTCGCAGCTTCTTTACTTGTGTCTGTCTTTTGATAACCAATGCCTGTTTCTGTGTAACCCATTTTATTTCTCCTGTATCCAGCCAATCCATTGTAGAAAAGCTTCATAAGTTTCTAACGGTAACACCACTAATGTGCGCTCCCGGTCCTTCCTAACAAACAACATATCACTGTTGTCTTGATCAAGCGCATCATACAAATCTTGATACGCTCTAGCTCTGCGCTTACACTCAGCGGTCAAGGCCAACTGCGGCCCTAGCTTTATGTCACTCGCATAGTTTCCCTTCATCGCACCCGATAAAGGTACGCGCTCTGCATCTACACCGCGTTCCTTGTGCCAGTTTACAATCTCGCGCTCGTATGCTGCGCCTTTATCCCTACTTGCTTTACCACCCATGCCATCACCTGTAGAAATCGTTTGGCTGTACTGCGCCGTGTGTGCTATCCTGTATCACACGCATAAACTTAGGTGACGGTATCATTCTATCCTTGTGGTCACTTGGCAAACACCAGCGCCGGGCAACCGTAGCACCAGCTGCACCTAGTTTCTTTGCCAAAACCGGGTAGCTCATACCTTGCGATTTTCGCCATTCATCTAGCGTCATAAAAAAACTCCTTGTAATTTATTTTCCTTGATACTAAGTTAGACACAATCTGTCAATCGAAAGAGAAAAAATGATACGAAATAACTTTTCATGGGCATACAGCAAAGGCTACTATCACCATAGTAACCCAAGTACCCCTGATTTTTATACGTTTTTTGACAAGGGAATACTACGGACAGAAAGAAAAATTGCGCTTGATGTTATCAATGGCAAGACAGAAGGTGACATTCCACAAGCTGAAGCGATACTTGCACAGTCTGCATATTATGTAGATTACCGCAACAAAGTACAGTTTAACGACAACGTAAATATGTGCAGCGGAAGGGCTGTAGAATACTTTTGCGATCAAATGTTAGTTGATGGTGTTATGCAAGGTGAAGCGTACCGGGAAGCATTAAACGTGCTTACGTCAATACAAACTGGTGCTTGGATAGATCAAGATAAAGTACAACGTCAGCTGGAAGGTAGACAGCTACCACGATACAATGAACAAGGTAAAGCAGTTAAGAAAGATGATATAGGTATTAATGAGTTTGAGCTTGTATGTAAAAACGCGGAGCTTGGTTTACGTGAAGCAATGCATGGTGCTAATGAAATCGTAGGGCAAACAATGCTGCGCGGTAAACTGCCCGGTTGCGAACTCGATTATCTAGGCTTTGGTGATTATCAGGAAGGTGCAGTAGAATTAAAAACACAATGGGATACTAGCGTTGATACCGATAAGCCACGCGCAAACTCTTTGCCAAAGAAAATAAAAGATCCGCATCTTAAACAGATTGCCGGGTATTGGCATCTCACTGGAAAGATACCGCGTATCGTATACGCAAACAGATTAGGTTACGTTGTGTTTGAAGCAACAATAGATGAATTAGAATACGCGCTTGCAGACGTAATTGCAGCGTGTCAGCGCCGTGAAAAACTTATGATGGTAACGGAAAACGTACAACAGCTGTTAAAGCTGTGTGATCCACACTTTGCAGATAGTTTTGTGTGGCGTGATATGAACCCGGAAATATTGAAACAGGCTAAAGAATTAGGAGGTGTTACAAAGTGAGTAACTTAGAACAAGCCATGCAAGAGGTTAACAACCTTAATCAAACAGACGGTGTAGATCAGCGTGGCGGTAAAAAATACACTATGGTATCGACCAGAGTAGAAGCTTTTAGAAAAGCTTTTGGTATGGAGTATGGTATAGAAACTGACATAATATCATACAATGGTGACAACGTTATAGCTAAAGCTGTAATAAAAAACAAAGACGGTATGATTATTGGATCTGGATATGCTGAAGAGATACGCGGCTCCTCTAACGTTAACAAAACATCTGCAATAGAAAACTGCGAGACAAGCGCTGTTGGTAGAGCGCTTGCAAGTATTGGTTTACATGGTGGTCAGTATGCTTCTATTAATGAAGTCGAACAGGCACAACAAAAAGAAGTTACGATAGATGAACGAGCCTTTTGGCAACAGTTTGCGGATGAACGTATCGGTGAACTGCAAAGTATTGCAGATCTAAATGAATTAGAACAATGGGATACTTATTTTTCAGACCAGTTAGATAAGCTTAATTTAGATTATCCTAAAATTTATGAACAAATCCAAAATGAAATTTACAAAAGAAAGGCTTTCTTATGAAACCACAATTAGGAAATAGCAATAGCCAGATACAAGGCTTTATGAATAACGGACAGGCTGTTAGTATGGCTATATCTGCATGGATAAACGAACCCAAAGAAATGAAGGGTGATCCGGCAGCTATGGCTGCGATACAACAAATACATGATATTATGTTACAGCATAGGCTTGTCGTAAGCTTATCTGTAAGCGCTAAACAAGGAGATGATGCAAAACAATGGCCCAAGATCGGCAGCATAACACTGTTTCCAAATCCGAAATCACAACAAGAACAACAACCACAGGCAAACCAATGGCAACAACAGCAACAGCCACCAGCGCAGAAAGCGCCTTGGCAAAAGTAAAGCCGTACCCGGCATTAAAAGAAAAATACTATAAGGAAATGAAAAGCTTGTTACTGCAATACAACAATCAAACAATAGGCGTAGCAGCTAAACAGCTTGGTATCGACCCTACTAACTTACGCACGTTAGCGTATCGGATGGGTGTAAGGTTTGTTCGTAGTAATGGTTCTGGTAAAACAACCATTAATAAGGTAACGCGCAAGCGTCACATAACTTTACCAATGGAACCGTGGAAGTAAATCGTGGGGCAGACGGAGGAACTGCCCCTGATTGACAATAATAAAACTATGAGGTGTACACAATGATAAAAACGTATTTTACATTTATGATGATAATTTACTCTGTTCAAGGGGAAGAGGTAAAGACAAGCATACTGCTTCCCAGCTTTGATGATTGCTCATATAGTATAGATTATATGTCAAACATTTTAGAACCTTATGGCAAAGACGTAGCTATCCTTTGCAAAGGCACTAACGTTGTGTCAAAAGATTATGTCAAACCAATGCCAAGACCGTAGTTTATTTTTTATCCATCATTGACTTCGGTTTTTTGTGAGACAAAACCTGACTGTTTTTTGTGTGCGTAGCGCCAGTATGTAGCGTACCGTCCGACATTTTATGTGTCGGTCCTTTGTGCTCTTTGCCGTTTGGCAAAAAATGTTTGCGCTTACTTGCCATAACCCTTGTCCATCATTGACTTTTTAGGTTTACCTTTTTTTTTGTACATTTCCTGTCTCCGCTGCTTTCTTTGCTAATTTCGGACCGCCAACCTTTTGCATTGTGCCATAAACGTAAGCGTCTTTCTTCTTACCTTTAAGACCTTTCTTCGTAGCGCGATCCATTAAACTTCGTTCTAATTTTTCTGGCATTATGCTTTCCTCTTCTTGTTCATCATGGATATGCGCTTGCCTTTTGCCACTGCTTCAGACTTAGAGCTAGCGCCCCATGCCTTTAATGATTTCAACAACGGCGTGTCAGTGCCATCTTTCTTTTTAGTTGGACCCGGCATTTTACCCATGCGTTGTAAGAACGCTGCGCGTCTGCCACTATTCCCGGTACGTTCTGGTGGTCTTGCCATATCAAGACATCATAGATTTCTTGCGTTTCTTTGCAGTCTTTGCTGCATCTTTAAAATTTTGTGCAGTAGGCGCGCCAGCTGTGCCGGGCTTTCTCATTTTTTCTCCACTTCCGGCAGCAATTCTAGCCTTTTTTAACCTGATATTCTCATAAAGACCGTGTTTTTTTCCATGTGGCATTTGCTTTCTCCTATACCATTAGTTCAAAATGTGGACCGTCAATAAACGGTCTGCGACCCTGACCACGCCGAGTATCAACGTAATCATTCATTCCAGCTTCCATCGTGCCATCCCAATGCGCTATGTTTGAAACAGTCCATGCTGCGCCCCACCTTATAGGAACATCACAAGTCCTTGCACCTTCTGCCATTGCATCAGCTATATCGTCATACAAATTAAGTTCCCAACTTGCCCGGCTACCAATGTACGCCATAAGATCTACAGCTATACCGTCAATATGCTTAGATTTCATCGTTTGACTTGCACCTTTTGCAACCAACTCTTTTTGTTCTTCTATAGTCCGTAGCCCACAAATAACACCAAAGTCTATTTTAGTTGCACCGATTGCGTGTTTAACAACAGCAACCATGCGCTCATCTACACCTTCTAATCTTTCAAGGCTACGCTTTCCTAGTTTAAAAGTCATTGCTCAACAAACTCCTTTGTTCCACACAATCTTTCATACACCATGTCACTACTATACGCTTCGGCCCATTTATTTTCCGTAAATGTACAGAACGCCCACAGATCATTTACGTCCTGATCTATCAAACGGATAAGTTCATCTTGCGCCGACACAGTTTGTTGCAAGTGTTCTAAATCATGCACAAGCCCGGAAATATACCACACTAATGCAACCAGCTGCACAACCATTGCAAATGCTAATCCAAGATTTACTTTCATTTTTTGCTGTCCGTTTTTTGTAACTTGTCAAATGAACGCATACCACCAATGCCAAGCATACCAAGTAACAACGGCATCATTACAGACATATCAGCTTGCGGTATTGCAAAACCAAAACCTAATGCAATGGGCGCAACCATGTAATTTATTCCTAATGATATACCACAAATCCAGCCGATAAGTGGACGCCAAGAAGCTTGAAACCAGTTACCTTGTGCATCAGCTTTTAAAATTTCTAACTGTTGCATCATCAAAGCTTGAGAATTTTTCTCTGCCATCGTTGCAATTTCGTGGGCTAACTTTGTTTTCTGATCTTTATCTTCAATAACTTTATCAAGAATATTGCTAACTGGATCTACCAGCTTTCCTAATAAATCAAACATCAATCTCCCTCCATCTTTATGCTTGCTTTCTTGCTTTCAGCTTTTGCACTGTAGGCGTTGAAGCCCATAAAACTTCCCACGATTGCACTCGCCGCCAAGACATAAACTGATGCAACATCTGTTATCAAACTAGCTGCTTGGTCAAAGCCTAATACAGATGCTAACAATATAAAAAACGGATATATTAACATCCCGGAGAGCGCCGCGCCTGTAAACCTACGCTCCGCATTGCGCTTAAGATCCCGGTCAATCATTTCTAATCTGCGATCTTCCAACGCCAGTTTGTTCCACTCAGCTTTTTCTATAACGCCGTTATTGTTTAGATCAGCTTTCTCAAATTCAGTCATTTCAAAGACCTTGCGTATTTAACCGCTACATTCTTATCGCGTGTAATTATAACAACTTTTCCGTTTTTATCATAGATAATATATTTATTACGCCACTCTTTTAATATCACCGTTCAATTTTAATACACACTACTTTAGAGTTTTGGCTGGTGACTAGCACCTTTGCTTGTGCTTTGCCTTGCTTACAAGCTTCTTCACTAGAGTAACTACCTACGTGGTAATGATCAAAAGTTCCACTCACTAATTGTAACCATAATAGCACCCACATGATCACCAACGCCCTTGCCATTTGCCGATGAAATAGAAAATGCAGAACAAGATACCACCACTGAGGATAAAAATAATAAACCCAATAGCAAAGTTAATAATCGCATCTAGTTGCTCCTGTTTTTTATACAGTTCATCTTTACGCCTTTTACGTTGCTGCGCCTCGATTGCCAAAACTTCCTTCCACGCGGATGGTCCGTATACGAAACTGATTTCCGAACGGAGCGTTTCCCTCATTTCCTTAAATTTACGCTCATTATTCCATATTAAAATAGCGTTTTCCTCATCGCTACCTTTAAATGTTTTTTTCCAAAAGGGAGGGTTCTCCTCACGTTGCTGAAGCATAGAGAAATCCGAGCAAGCTTTGCCCCACTGATTTAACTGACCAGCTATATCACTTAGATCTTTCCCGGCGCTTACGGCTCCCTTGATGGCCTTAAAACTGCCAGTGGCAAGAGCTACGCAACCACTGATTGTTACCGGGTCCATGTGCCTAGCCTAAGAAGTTCATTCGTATAAGAAGCAGTAAGCTTGCGCCAGTAATTGCGATTAGTATCATTTCTAAACGCTTAATCCTTTGCTGCAAGTCTTTTACTGTAAGGGTTATAGTAGTCTTAATTTCAACAACATCTTTCTCGACTTGATCAATGCGAGAGTGTGCTTGAGAAAGTGTACGTGTACGTTTATCCATGCTCTATCCTTACGGTGCTATAGGCCAATCTTCGTCAGCTAAGTTAGGCCATTCATCTAAATCCGTAATGTTGCGGAGTTCAGATCTATAAACCGCCCACTGTGTTTTAACATCGTTAGCCAACGGACTGTCATTTACTTGCGTCCAATCTGTATCAGCTAATAAATTGTTACGTGTACTACGATAATTAGCTGCTGTAGCTGCATCAAGTGAAGCTTGAAACTCTGTTTCTTGTTCAGCTTTAGTTTTACCACCTTCAATGTCAGCAAACATGTCTCTTACTATAAAACGTTCTACCCAATCACCGTTATCGTTTTGCTCAACGCCATCCCGTACACTTATTTGATATGCGCTAGTTGTAGCTTCAGGGCTTGGCAACACTGGGTCTATGTTCATAGCGTCACAGACATTACTGTTCCACACTTTTGGAAGAGACATATTTTTAAAGACTGCTCTCCATTCGCCTTGTGTTTTAACTTCACCTGTTTTTCTTTCCCGATATTCACTCATTTGATTGATCCTTTCTAATGAGTTTTGATTAAGCAAAAGCTATAAAATAACATTGTGTACCAGCCGCTAAATTTAATCCCCCATTACGAATTTTGAACCCACTACTATGTGGCTCAATATTATTACCGTCTGTCGTTTGTGCGGCTGTAGTGTCAAACCTTAAAAAATTATCAGCATTCGTAGTGATCCCTCTTACACTATCCCAGCAAAACCAACTATCAAAATTACCACCACCGTTAATTCTCTTGATAATTACCATACGTGCGCCATTTGAAAATCCACAGTCAACAGTTTGTGCAGATGAAGGATAAGAATAAGTAAATTTGCCTACTTTTACAATATCAGGGTAGGATGCCCAAAGGATTGCATAATGACTACCACCAGAATCATTTGGACTTTGAGCGTTACCCCAAGTAATTGATGTACTATCTACAGCTTGAACACGTTGACCACTTGCAAGATTATATTCACTTAAAGTTCCGTTATTAGCAGAGCTTCCTTCTCTAAATTTTCCGGCTGCAACATCGCTTGTTTCAAAAAAGTACCATTTACTAGGTCCACTATCAACGTTAAATGTCCACGCTGCTTCTGGTGGAACTTGTAAATTATGTTTTACCACGTGACCACCACTACCTGTTCCAACCCAAGAAGTTAAATCCATAATTTTTGGAGATCTTTGCCACATCCATCCTCTATATGAGGATAGAGAAGCAGTGCTATCATAAAACCCATTCTCAAAATCTAAACGTCCACTACTTAAATTACCCATTTGGGCATTTTGGTCTAAAAATGATTTTCTCAATTGTGTATTTTTTGAAACAACTTCCCAACTACCGCCACTGGTAACTGGCTTCATAAAAGCAAAATCTGTAGGAAACCCAGAATAAAAAGCAGGAGTATTTTTACCATCACCGCCACCCCATGTATCGGTAGCAAAAATATCTGTTTTAGTCACGTCAGATACAGGATCAATTGGACCCTTTCTTACAGCCATATAGAGGTATCCCCTATAATTTTGATGTAAATTTGTATCCCAAACGTAAAAACCATCACTTAAAAAACTTACTCCAGGCGCTTCATTTTGAGCCTCATTTGTGTTTGCTCGTATCATAAACGTATCTAAACCACTGTTGGGAATATTAGCACCACGAGTCTCATCAGCTATGTACCAATCTCCCGATGTTGTACCTTTTATCATAATCCATTGAGGTTCCCAGCCCAGTGTGATTTTTCTAGGATTTCCTTGGACAGCACTACCATAATAAGAATGAGTGTGAGGTACTGCGTAATAGTCACCGCATTCTATGATAGGTTGGTCACCACTACTTCCAAAAGTTCCATCACGTCCACCACCTCCGTCATGTGTAGCAAAAATATATGCTACATAATTATCGCCATTATTGTTAGATGCTGGGTGATCATCAACAAAAAATTGTGTTGAAGTAGGTGCTTGATCACTAAAAATAGGAGTGTCTTGATTTCCTACATTTGTATCTAAATACAAAATACCACTAGCAGCATTTTGACTTCTGTGATAAACGGCCCAGTTTTCAGTGCCACCACTTAACCTTTTAATGATAACCATGCCGGGTTCTGCGGATAGTTGGTGGTTGATTGCCCTATTATTTGCTCCGTTTCCTGTGTAAGTAATGATGTCGAAAAAATTTGGGCACTTCCGAAAACAGTAGGAAGCATAACGGTTATTATTATTATTTAATGAGCCATCATTACCAATTCTATACCCGTTATTATTAAACTGATTTAAACCTTGAGCACCAGAACTATATTGACTAGCACTTAGATTAGACGAAATATAATTTTGTACGCCCCTCTCAGTATCATACCAATAATGATTATCAGTAGCGGTAGTTTTTTTAGTCCAAACTAATCCACCTTCAGTGCTTAAATCTATACCATTATTTATTGTATGTGAATTGCCAGTACCGTGATAATGTCGGACAGCAAAAACACTATCTACCTCTTCTCCACCACCACCTAAACCAGATGCTGCCGCTGCTACTATTTTAGAAGCTGTCATGTTATTACCCCATCGCCTGACCGAGGGTAAAGCCGTAATAATTTGTACCGCCGTCCACTGTAATAAAAGCAAAAACATCAACGCCGCCCGACGTTGTGGTAAGCGTCGGCGCTGTAGCTGCCGCCCAATCAACGCTGCTAGGCCATGTAATTGTTCTTGCAGAGCTGTCTTGCGTGACCTTTAAAATAAATGCGCTGGCTCGCCCAGACGCCGCCGGGTTGCTGTAAGTGTAAGTTACGTTTTCGGTCAGTGTGTGCGTAAACACGTTGCCGTCACGTAAATTAATTGTGGCCGCGTTGCTTGATGATGTAATCGCCGTGCTTTCCTCAGTTGTGCCGTTGTCAAAGCCAACCACGCCATTAGCATCAGAGGTTACAAAAGCACTTGCGCTTGTAAGACCAAGAGAATTTGGAAGCTTAACAGTATAGGTTGCTGATGCGCTGTGCGGTGCAGACTGTATTGTAATGCCATGAGAGTTGTTTTCACAGTTAAGAACAATTGAGCCTTGGTTTGTATTGCCCTTTACGACTACACGACCAGTACCATTTGGCGCAAGGTCAATATCTGCGTTAGAAGTAGTGACAATATCCTGACCATTCATGTCTAAGTCACCGCCCAATTGCGGAGAACTATCGCTTGCTACATCAGCTATACCGGGTGATATGCCAACCCATGCTGATCCGTTGTAATATTTTAACAAGTTGCTTGAGCTGTTATATGCTAGATCACCCTCGTCCAGCGAACTCGTTGGATCTGAGCTACCTACTCGATAACGTTCTGCAAAACTATTTACACCAGATATATTAGTAGCAACGGTTGTAATATTGCTGTTAGCACCAGCAACAGTTGTTACATTGGCAGAAATACCAGCCACTGTTGATATGTTTGCAGATATACCAGCGACTGTATTTACGTTGCTTATTGCACCAGCCACAGTGTTTACATTTGATATACCACTGGCAACCGTACCAATATCCGTACCATCGTTAGCCACTGTCGTAACGTTACTGCTTATTCCAGCAACCGTTGTAACATTGCTAGATATACCAGCTACTGTTGTAACGTTAGCAGAGATACCAGCAACTGTATTAATATTAGTTTGGTTACTTGCGGCTACGGTAATCGTTATAAACGCAGACCCATTCCAAACTTTGAACTCACCATCCGTTGTATTAAAATATAGCGCCCCTGTTATAAGCGCATCACCATCATTGTCCGTACTAGGATCGCTCGACTTTGCACCTAAGTACCGATCATCAAAACTATCATATGAAGCTGCCGCGTTTGTGGCTGACGTTGCAGCCTCACTAGCCTTTGTCGTTGCCGTCGTAGCACTTGTTGCGGCCTCACTTGCCTTGGTTGTTGCTGTAGTCGCACTTGCAGCCGCATTAGTAGCTGATGTTGTTGCCGATGCAGCATCTACTAACAAATCCCATTTTGCACTGTCGGTGTTTGTAGTAAGAGGCTGAGAACCGCTAGACGTATGCGCTGTGTTAGCTATAAAAATATTGTTAGTACTTGTATCTTTTACAATGTCTCGC